TAATTACCAAGAGGGTGTGTTACTAGGTAATTTTGAATGTGTTTGTGGGAAGTCATCCGATGCAATGTCAGTCTATGAGAAAGTAGACGAGAATGGTGAAATAATTAAAGATGGTTATTGCAGGAGTGGGTTTTGTGAACGAAAGCACAAGTATATCAAACCTAGTGAATTAGGTTTTGAGCTAGTTAAGGCAGATAAAAAAGTGGAGGATCAATACATAATGAGTGAAGATGTAGCGGAGCGTATTAGTGAGATACAGAAAGGGGATTTCCGGGGTTGGAAAGATCGACGCCTACCCAAAGACCTCTCTGCATTCTACGGTGTTCAGACAGAGATAGACAGTGAGGGCAAGGTTGCTAAACGTTACTACCCTTGTTATGACCAGCAAGATAAGCTTACGTGCTTCCGTGTCCGTGATCAGAAAGTTAAGGATGCTAAGGCTCGTGGAGAAGACACCAGCAAGCCTAATTTCTTCTCCATCGGTAAGAATCGTGCAACAGATAAAATGTTTGGTCAGCAACTCTTCTCCGGTGGTGGTAAGTTTTAATAATCACAGAGGGTGAAGAGGATGCACTAGCGTACTTTAAAGCTATGAGTAACAATGAGAAGGGGTATGAGACACCTGTAGTTTCAATCACAACAGGTGCAGGAGGCGCTACCAAACAAATTAAAGCTAACTATGAGTGGGTAACATCTTTTGAGAAAGTGTTTATTGCTTTTGATAGTGATGAGCCAGGGCAGCAGGCAACTCAAGAAGTAGCAAGATTGCTTAAACCTCAACAGGCTTACGTTATCAATTTGCGACGTAAGGATGCGTGTGAGCACATTAAACACTCCGAAGATAAGAAGCTCCGAGACTTTTTCTGGAAAGCTGATAAGTATTCCCCTGCTGGTGTACTAAAGTTATCCCAGATGTGGGACTCTTTTGAAGAGGAAACAGGGAAGAATATTATACCCTTCCCACCGGCATTTGGACGCCTTAATGAGATGATGGGTGGTGGTATGGAACCTGGCGAGGTTACACTTATCGGTGCTCTAACAGGCGTAGGGAAAGGGCAGCCACTCTGGGAAAATGTCGTAACACCCTCTGGGTACAGAGAAGCTGGTAGCATGAAGGTTGGTGATTTCTTGATCGGTTCTGATGGTAACCCCACGAAATTGATAGGTGTTTTCCCACAAGGTGTTCAGAAATGTTACAAGGTAACATTAAATGATGGTAGTGAGACTATCTGCGATGAAAATCACCTGTGGTCTTGGAAGACTGAGCACCAGAGCTGGGAAGGCGGGAGTAATGTTACGAACACACAAGGGATGCTAGAATATATGCACAGTGGGGAGCCGGGTGGTAGACTTATACTTCCAGAGCTACCTGACAACCCTTGTGTGAACTGGGAGGGTAGAGACCTGCGGATAGACCCGTGGCTTATGGGATTCCTCCTCGGTAATAATTTACTAACACTTCCGATGCAGTTCCAGTGTTTTGAGTACGAGATAGTAGAAGAGCTTAAGATTATGATTGGCATGTGGGGGCTTGAAGTTATTAAAGATTCTCCTGCTGAGGAGGCTTGTGGAACCTATTCAATCTGTATCAAAGAGGGACACCACCAAATTGCTAATACTTTTATAAACTTACTACCGTTATATATGCATGAAGGCATCCCTGATGACTACCTACTAGGCTCTGCTGAGCAGCGTACAGAACTGATTGCTGGCTTATTTGATGCCCTTGGATTTTCAACAGAGGGGAACTTAGAATACTCAACACCCAGTCCTGATATGGCAGATCAAATTAGACTGCTTGTACGTAGCTTAGGGTGTACTTGCAGAATGATTGAGGAAGTATCTAGTTCTAATGAGCGCATATTCAGGCTCCTTATAGGTAATATAACAAAGGAGCGAGGTGTTGACAGAAACCTTGTGGAATCAGTAGAGGTGTTTACCAACGAAGAAACTGTATGTTTCAAGGTCGATGCTGCCGATGAGCTATACTTGACTAATGATTTCATTGTCACACACAACTCAAGTATAATTTCGCATACTGTCTATAACATACTGACAGAGACTGATTTAAAAGTTGGTGCAATGTACTTGGAAGGAACTAAACGGGAGGTAGTTCGAGACTTGATGTCGATTGATCAAAGGGTTAATCTAAAAAGAAGAGCCGTGAAGAGTTGAATATGCCAGAACTGCGAGAGGCCTTCTTTAATGGTGTAGCTAAAGATGATCGTTTTACATTCGTTGATCATCAAGGCTCGCTAAGTAATGAAGAGCTGATTAATAAATTTCGATATCTCGCCAAAGCAGAGAAGTGTAATATTATCTTTGTTGATCCTTTGCAAGCAGCTATAGCCTCAGATAGTAATTCTGACACTATACACTTCATGGATTCAATCCTGAAAATTGCTAAAGAAACCGACTGTGCAATTGCTGTAGTCTCTCACATGAAGAAGCCCTCAGACAGAGACCCTCACGAAGTTAATGAGTATGATTTAATGGGTAGCTCTTCACAGAACCAGATAGCTTTTAACACAATCCTGATATCCCGTGATAAGATGAATCAAGATCCTAAGAAGAGGGACAGCATACTTATTCGTATAGTTAAATGTAGGCGCACAGGTGAGACTGGTGAAGCTGGTTGGTTGCGTTATGACAAAGCTACGTCCATGCTCTACGCTACAAGTAACCCATACGAAGAGGATGAAGATACTTTCTCTTCTGAGGAGCTGGCATTGTTTGGCGATAGCACAGTTGACAAGTCTAAAGAACCGATGGAGTACTGATTATGAATAGGGTGGTGTTTGACATAGAAACTACAGGGTTGCTTGATTCTAAGACTATAGACTATTCTAGCTACCCTTTTAAGTTGAAGCCTACTTTCAGAGTGCATTGCATTGTCTTTAAATACATAGACACAGGAGTTAGATTAAAACTTTATGAGGAGTCTTTAACTAAAGAGGCTGTTGAAGAGGCACTATCTTCAGCCACAGAAATCATTGCCCACTCTGGGATTAAGTATGACTTACCAGTGCTTCGTCTATTCTTTGGCCTAGAGTATCACGTAGGCTTAGACGATAGTGACGTTGATACAGTGATGGGCAAACCTTGTAAGATCACCGACACTGTAGTGATGTCCCGTACCCTCTGGCCTGATCGTCTAGGAGGCCACAGCCTTAAAGCTTGGGGTAAACGCTTAGGTATCTTAAAAGGTGACTTCGCAGATGAGGGTGAGCAGGTGTGGGAGGAGTTTAGCCCTGAGATGCTTAGCTATTGTGAACAGGATACAGAAGTTACAGAGGCTGTATTCCGTCAATTGCTCATAGAGAAATCAGATTGGCCTTGGGATGAAGCTCTTAATCTTGAGCAGGCAGCTGAGGAGCTTGCGTTTCGCCAAGAGCATTTTGGTTTCAAATTCTTCGCTGACAAAGCTCAAGTTGCTTTAGCTGACCTTAACGAGAAGATGCAGGTTATCGAAGATTACGCAGAGCCTCTGCTCCCAGAAAAGCCCTTGAGTAAGACGAATGCTAAGCCTTACCTAATTCCTAAGATACAGATAAAGAAGGATGGAAGTCTCTCAGCAATAATGAAGAAGTTTATTGACACCCACGAGGGTACTTGCACAGAGGATGAATATGGGATTTACAAGGTAACTTTTAACTCTAAAGGGGGTGAGATGTCCTTCATCCTGCCAACAGAGCAAGCTCTTATCAGAGACACTGAGCCAATGCTCCTACCTAATCAGAGGGATATAAAAGAGTATCTGGTAGGGTTGGGGTGGAATCCTCTAATCTGGGGTGACAATGATTTAAGTGTGAACCAGAAAAAGCAAAAACTTGATGATGAGAAGTATAAAACTTCTGTCATTCGCTATTGCCGAGAGACAGCCGAGAGCACTTTTAAACCTCACAGACTGTCTCATCTGAGGTGTAAGACCGTGATGGAGATGTATCAGAAGTTAATGTCTGCTAACAGGGATCGTCCCGTTAAAGTGATATCATCCCCGAAGTATACTATCAATGCGGATAAGGAATTGTGCCCTAATCTTGAGAGGCTTGGTGATAAAGTATCTTTCGTCAAAGATGTTGTCTACTGGCTAACCTACCGTCATAGGCGCAACTCAATACTCTCACCAAACGGGTCTGGATTTCTTGCACAAGAGCGTATTAGTATTGACGGAAGGATACAAACACCTGTCATTGCTTGTGGTGCTTCTACTACTAGAATGCAGCACAAGGTAGTTGCTAACATACCGAGACCCACGAGTTTGTACGGTGCTCCGATGCGTGACCTCTTTGGTGTTGAAAAAGACACTTACCAGATAGGTTGTGATGCTTCAGGCTTGGAAGCACGTGTTGAGGGTCACTACACAAGGCCGTATGAGGGCGGTGAGGACTACATTATGAAGCTGATGGGTGAGAAGCCTAATGACATACACACAGCAACTGCAGCGGCTATGGGGATCATTAGGGACGATGCCAAGACATTGAAGTACAGTTGCCTACCTGTAGACTCAACAACTGTCTTAACAAAATCTGGATGGAAGAGTTACAACCAATTGTCTGTGGGTGAGGATGTCCTTACCTATAATACGTCTACAGGTTTTAACGAGTGGAGTCCTATCAAGAATATCTTCTACTACCCTAATGCAGATGTAGTGAGTATGCGTCAAAAGTCTTTTAAGTTTGAGAGCACAGGAGACCATAGGTGGTTTGGTAGTATTCGTAGGTCACCTAAGAAGAGTCCTCGGTATTATGAAAACTTGTTTAAGACAACTGACGAGATAAATACTGAGTTTAGGATCAAGAATTCAGCAGAGTATGTTGGAGGTGACTCCCATGTTAGTGTAGATGAGGCTAAGCTTGTTGCTTGGATTCTTAGTGATGGCTACCTCAAGTGGGCAAAAGACACTGGAAGGACTTCATCTCAGTTTGGAAATCGCAGGGGGGTTTCTTGCAGGGTTTCTCAAGATGAGTCAAAGTATGTAAAAGAGATTGAGGAAGTTTTGGAGAGTGTAGGTGCAAAGTTTACTGTACACGTTTCTAAAAACAACACCGGCTTTAAGACTTTTATTCTCTCACCATACTGGTTTAGAGAGTTTTGGGCTAAAGTAGGGCTACCTCAACAAGATAAGCATGATATTGATTACCTAGAGTGGATATGCTCACTTGAGAAGGAGTCTCTGGGGGGTTTTGTAGAGTCTTTTTGGCAAGCTGATGGCTGGACTAAAGGGCGTGGAAAATATATTAGTCAGAATGAAGGTAACGTTTATGAGGCAATACTATTAGCTTGTTACTTGGTTGGATACTCCCCTAAAGTATCTTGGGGTTTAACTATGAATAGTTTAACTGTGAATAAAAGACACGCCAACATCACACTTAGCAAGAAGCAAAGCAGAACTTGCCAAAAGATGATCAAGTCTTTGACCAGGGATACGGATGTTTTTTGTATAGAAACGGCTAACTCAACCTTTGTAGCTAGGCAGGGGGATGTTATAACAATCACAGGGAACTGCAGCTACGGTGCTCAACCACCTAAGATTGCTAAACAGATGGACTGGCCTATAAACAAAGCACAGCAAGCTTTCGAGGATTTCTGGGAGGCAGCATACCCACTGAAACTCTTGAAAGCTAAGTTGGGAATCTACTGGAAGGGTGCGGGAGGTAGTAAGCTCATTAAAGCTATCGATGGTCGTAAGTTGATGTCAAGATCAGAGCACAGCCTGATAAACTTGCTGTTCCAATCTTGTGGGGCTATTATTATGAAGAGAGCAGCGATCATTGTTGACCGTTGGCTGGCTAAGGAAGGCTACCTGTTTGACCCTTTTACTGACTCTAGCTTTTATGGAAAGGCTATGTTTATGATTCAGTATCACGATGAGTATCAACTACAAGTTTGCAAGTCTCTAGTTACAGTGGTAGAGTTCGACGATGAGTCTCAGGCTAAGAGCTATGAAGGAGATGGCACTAGGGTGTCAGACCTCTCACATGTTGGCGATAAGTTCTGGGTGGGGACTAGCAAGGTTGGGGAGAAGATGTCCCTTGCAATTAAAGAGGCAGCAGAGTACTATGGTTTACGTGTCCCGTTTGATGGTGATTATCAGATCGGGAAGTCTTGGTTACATTGCCACTAGGAGGTTTTATGAATGGTAAGAAAGCAAAATGATCCGTAAGTTGACTAAAGAACATGCTTTAGATT